CGATTAGCCATTTATCTTAAATAATGATTATTACAAAATCACTTGTCGCGAAAGTACTATCTTGAACAGAATATTCAATTTTTACTTTTGCAGTGTATTCTGCAGTTCCTTTCCCTGGATATCTATAAACAGGTGAGGGTTGATCGACAGAAGCAAATTCGTCAGTTGCTTCCTCTGTTGGGTCTAGTGGTTCAATTGTTATTTTATCTAACAAAAGATTTGGAATATATTTTTCTACGTTTGCTCTTATATCAGATTCGATAGCATCAAATGTTAAACCATCCATTGGTTCAAATATGAATTCATATAATCTTGTTCCAAAGTCAGGTAAGAAATATCTTGACCCCTTTCTTGTTAAAAGAAGATTAATTAAATCCGCTCTGATTTCTTGGTTTGCAGTATTAGTCAATTCCAAATAGTCTCCTGTTAAAGAATTTCTAAATGGAAAATTTATACCATATGTTGTACCGTCACCCATATGTTATAAATATACTTGGATTATTTTTCAATTAAAGTAGTATTTCCTTTTACCGCCTTAGGAATATAAGGACAATGTCTACAACCATTACCACAACAATACCCTCTACGAATATGATATTGTTCGGTCATAACTTTTCTTCCGTTTTCTTCATAAAAATCAGAAGGGAGAAGTTTTGGCTTCTCCCCTTGATTTACGTTATTTGTATTTTCCATTACGCCATTACTATTTCACAAGCTCCACCAGCACAAGCAACTTCACCTGATAGATCTGTGTTATCGTCAATCTCTACAATTTTTGAAAGGTCAACGTCTTTAAGAGTTTCCATCAACTCTTCATATTTTTCTTCTGTACAATCTTCGAATGGTGCTTGAATATAAGTTCCTCCATCGTAAGGTAAAACTGAAAGCCCATTGTAATGGTCTCTGTTTTCCCACATCCACTCTCCAACTGCAGGCCACTCGTGTTCTCTGATTGATATTGTAGCAGATACGTTGTGAGTGTTACTTCCTGTTCTGTGTCCACCTTTAACCCACTCGAGATGTACTTTTTTTACTCTCTCTAATAATTGAATTGGAGATTCGTTTCTAAGTATTGATCCTTCAGGAGCTCTTTGTGGAATACCGATAACAGCTGTGTCATGTGGTCTAAAGTATTCATCTTCAACTAATTCAGGATGATTTTCTTTTAAGTAAGCATATATTGATTCATTCTTACCTACTCTAACTCTTCTGATATAATATTCATTATGCCAAGCGTGAATGCCCGATGATGTACCAAGAGTTAATGATGTAGTTCCTGCTGGTTTAACCGTAGTACATCTTGCCGCTTTGTTGATTTCTAATATACTCGCAACTCTTTCGTTTTCTTCTTTAACAACCTTAGCAGCTGCCTTCATGTTTAATCCAAGAACAGCACCTGATCCGATACCTGTCATTGAGATTCCAACTAATGCATCTTTCTCAGTCGTTCTTTGCCATACTGGTCTTAGATAGTGGAAGTCAGTGTATCCTGCTTGAAGTGTTCCGATGAACGCCGCCGCCTTTACTCTTGATTCGTAGTCTTCTTGTGATACAACGTTAGATACGTTCACTTCTGTAAGGTTACAGAATTGGAATGGTCTAAGTGCAATTTCACAACAAGGGTTTGTTCCCCAATCTTTATCGTTTGATAAGTAGATACCAGGTTCACCTGATCCACTCGCCTCAATTCTTTTCCATAGATCCATAAAGTATTCTTTATCAATCTTATGTCTTATGAGAGTTACAGAGTTATTCGCTCTACCTCTTTGTGGATTTGTTTCCCACCAAGCTCCACTCTTACATCCAATCATCTCATCATCTGATGCTGAGAATAATGAAATAAGTGCCGCTCTTCTGATACCACCCGCCAATACTGCATCTGCAATATGACATACCATATCATGAACTTCAATTGGTCTTAATTTATCCCCATCATTTTTTGAATCAAGGATTCCTTCCAATTTGATAAGACACTCTTTTAGTGGTTGAGGACCCGGTGCTTTACCACCTGAAGTCACAAGACGTGCTCCTTTAGGTCTGATGTCTGAGAAATCAAATTCAATCTTTGAACCACCAAAGAAATAAGACTTAACCAATACTTTAACGGCATCTGCCCATCCTTCAATAGAATCCGCAACTAACCATCTTCTACCTCTCTCTTTGTTTGGTTTTCTGATTTCAGGAAGAACATCAACGTGATGTTTTTGAACTGAATAACCAACCCCTGTTCCACCTAATAGAAGGAACATGATTTCAGAGAATACTCTCCAATCATCCACAGGTGCAAACGCACAGTTGTAAATTCTGTTAGGTGATATTTCAATTGGCTTTCCTGCGAATTGCATTGATCTCATTGAAGGGAGAACTTGTTTCTTGTATACATACATGTAGTTCTCACGGATTTCTTGTTCTAATTGTGGAAATTTTTTGATATGCATTTCCATGTTTCTTGTTACGAGCTCTTGCCAAGTCTCTCTTCTTTTCAATTCTGGGATATACTTCGCATACTTCATGTATACTGTAATGTCCGATAGAATTCGATTTGAAATGTCCATGTTTTTTGTAATTTGTTTTAAAATGAAATTTATTAAAAAATCGGGGATTTTAAATGATAAATATGAACCATACTACCATTAGTCCCGATTTTTAATAAAAAATTCGTTGTTTTTTTAAAGTTTTTTTTCAAAGTAGGAGATATTTAAATCGTCTTACCTTGTTCTCTTTGTTTTCTTTTTTCAAGGAGTTCTTTAACTCTATCACTCTTCTTTTGTTCCTGTTGTCCTTCGAACCCTAAGAAGGTTACAGAAGACTCAGTATCAATTTCCAATAGTTCGTTATTGAACTTACAGTTCTCAAATACAACACCATCTTTACCAATTCTTGATTTAGTAATTGCAATGGTTGCCAAATTTAATTCCTTCTGTTGTAGTGTTTTTGCCACGGAGATGATTACGTGTCCAACTTGTGCTTTCTTGATTGATCCACCCATTTGGTCTGTAGTCACAACCTCAGATGAGATTGAAGATCTATTACCTTGTGTGGCTGTCCATCCGACAAGTCCAAGTTCATGACACATGGCTTCAAAATGTCTCATGACCGATCCTTCACTCTTCCATTCATCGCCATATGCCTTTTCGGGCATTACGCAATCAATGTAATCCAAAACAACTAAGTCTAACTTATTACCATCAGCAATCATTTTTCTTAATTGATTTTTGATTTGTAACATCGTTAATGAATCAGAAGGTAATTTTTTTAGAACTAACTTATTCTTCATTGAATTTTGAATTTCGTGAATTTTTTCAAAGACTTTTTCTTTGTGTAAAACCAAATTATCTGGTTCAATTCCCGTCCACATTGTGAAGTGTTTTCTTTGAATGATCTTTGGATTGTCTTCAAAAAATATTTGAAGTACATTGAATCCCATGTTAAATGCAGTATTAGCAATCTTACTTAAGATGGTAGTTTTACCAACACCTGTTGGTGCTAATATAACTCCAATCTCACCTTTAGCTAACCCACCCTTAAGTAGATTATCAATTCCCTTAATACCAATAGGTATTGGGGATCTAAAGTCATCATCTAATACAACTTCCAAGTTGGCAAATACATCACCCGTCCCAAGGTCTCTTTCCCCAACTTGAATTGCTTCTCTAACAAGTTCTTCAACTTTATCATAAGATTCAAAGTCACCTTCATCAATAATCTTTTGGGCTTTTTTCATAGCCTTTTGAAGTTCTTGTTGTTTACAAAACTTTAAGGCCTTCTCTTGAACAAAGACACTTCCGTCAAACGGAGCATCTTTAATTTGTTTAAGAGTATCTAACACAATCTTAACTACCAACTCCTGTGATATTTCAGACTTTGCTATTTGCTCAAGTGTATCAAACGTTGGTGTAGCTTGGTATTTTTGATAGTATTCTTTAGTCATCTGAGCGATGATCTTAAAATACTTGTTGTCAAAATATGAAGTTTCCAAAACATCCATGATGGTGGTTGAAAACTCTTTATCTACAATAATTTGGTTTAACAATTGAACCTGGAATGTATTTCCTAAATAGTCAAAATTTTTCTGCATAATATCTCTGTCCCCCCTTGAATTTATAAATAGTTGTTACACCAACTCGATTCCACAATATTCGTGATTTAAATCGTATTTTGAAAAAATGTCAGTTAGATTTGAAAGGATATCTTTCAAATATGGTCTTACGTCCACTGTATAACGAACTTTTGGTGGATATAATTTTCCGTCAAAAATTCTATGACAAATTGTCTCATCTCCAATCTTCACATAAAGGTGAAAATTCTCAGGTCCGTCAGTAAATGACGTGTTCATTACATTTGCATCATACGCAATTGCATCTTTGTTGTCCAACATGTAAACAACAGTTTTCATCCTTAGATAATTGTGGAGTACCTCTTTTACAGTATACATGTACTCATACAAATCCGTAGATACTCTCGCCTTAGGATTATATCCTCTGACGTTGAAGAATCTTTGAACAACAATGTTTTCATTGAGTGTTAACAAAAATTCCATCTTTACTTGATCTTGATCTCTCATTTGATTTAGTTTTTAATTTTTCTTTTTTCTTTTCTTGTAAGTTTCATAAACGGTTTCAAAAAATTTACCCAAGCTTCATCATTCTTAGGTAAGTACTTGAATAACCCATCCTCCATCATGTACTTCATTAAGTTCTTATAACCTCGGTCTGTGGGATCCAAAGTTTCACGGTAGATAGTTTCAACCAACTCTTTTCCTTCATCAGTTATGAGTGGTTTACTAAGGTCTACTATCGTTTGGTTTATTTGGTAGTATTGTTCTCCAAGTATACCGCTTTTTGTTTTACCAGTCAAAATATTTGATAATACTTTTATAGGTTTTTCCTGCGGGATATTTCGAGCAATATCCATTATTTCCTCGATAGTGCAGGATTTTTCCTGCACCAAAGGAAAGAATTTTACAAATGTTTTTTCACCAAGTGATTGTATTCCATCAATATTATCTGACTTATCACCCATGAATACTTTACAGACAAGTACATTTTGGTGCGGGACTTCAATATCTTTAAACTTGATCTTATCCCCAAACTTGTAGATTGATTTATGTATCGGTGAATATATCGATACATTGGGGGATATCAGTTGTGTTAAATCTTTATCCGATGAAAATATGATTATTGTTTCATCGTTTGCCAACCTACAATAATATGCAATTAAATCATCTGCTTCATTATTGTCTATTTCAACCTGTCTAACAAATACCTCTTCAAGGTATTGTTTAACTCTATTCTTTTGTTCTGAATAAGATTCGTATTTAGACTCATCCATACTGAATCTACGATTTGCCTTATACTGAGGATAAATTAATTTTCGGGCAGATGAGTTCGATTCCCCATCCCAAAAGACAACCACCTTGTCTAAGTTATACTCCTCCAAAAATCGACGCAATGTGTTTATGAAGTGATATACCCCACCCACATGTGAACCGTCGTTAAAGAGATCCTTAGCCCCGTGAAAACCAATTTTGAAAAGGTTATCACCATCCACCAATAAAGTTTTAGACACATGTCTTATTTAAACGTTAACAAATATATTACTCACTAATATCATCAGTGGTTTCTTCCAAAGTAATCTCACCAGTTCCTGATAAGATACCATTCCAATATTGAGAATACTCTTTCTTATAAGCTTCTAACGCCTCTTTAGTATCTTCGATATATCCTTGAGGTACAGCAATTAACTTACCGTCATTGTATCCTAAACCATTTACGTGGTTCTTCAAGATTGAAATCTTAGTTCTGATTGCATATCTTACAGTTCTACTATTCTTAGTTGCTGTGATGTGGTTAATACCAGCACTTGCTTGGTTACCAAATAAGAACACTAATGAAGACGCTAACCATAAAGCCTCACCACCTTTCGCCTTAATTGTCGGTTGTCCAAATGGATTGTCAGGAAGAGCCACCCATGGCTGATTTACAACAACCAAAGTGTTATAGTAAGCATAATCTTCTTTCTTTGATTTAGAAATTCTTGAGTGAACTCCCATACCAATCTTGTCAGCAAGTGTTGCCGCATTATGTTGTTTACCACCCT